GGCATTGACCTTTTTGGAGGCTGTTTTGAGTACCGCAAAATGAGAGGAGGGTCTAATATCAGTAGACATTCCTGGGGAATTGCTATTGATTTAGACCCTTCTAGAAATTTGCTGAAAGAAACAGCAAGGACAGCTCGTTTTGCTAGACCAGAGTACAAACTAATGATCGATATTTTTTATCGTCATGGTTTCTTGAGCTACGGAGTAGAAAAGAATTTTGACTGGATGCACTTTGAAATAAGATCCTAGCAGAAAATAAGATATCCGATACCTATTCCCGCTAGTAGATGTAGAATTGCATTGTAGATTTGATTTTTCATGCTAGGAGATTTTGTATTGCTGCTAGTATTGCAATTAATGCGAAAAGTACCATTGAAAACATGATACCAACCATTGACGCTTTGTAGTTTTCCTTTCTTTTATAACTCATGGTTTTTCTCTTTTTGGTAGTGTCCAGAAAGTTCCGTCTTTGTCCTCAATTATCAGAACTGTTTTGCAATCTTCAAGAGTAGCAGAAACTTCTTTACTTAACTTTATTACCTCTATTTCTCCTTCTCCCAATGTATATTGCGGCAAAGGTTTTTTGTAGTTTTTCATTCTTCAGGTTTTAAATCATAAGCGATGCAAAGTAAGAATTTAAAAGTGAATTCTTCAATTACAATACCATCGAAGCAATGTGAAAAAACAACTGCGTTTTCTATTGGCAAAATACCTCCGGTCTTAGCTAGGTATTCTTGTATTTTTTGGCGTGCAAATTCTTTGGACATCATGACTTCTTAGTTTTAAAACGTACTTCGCAGCCCCATACTGCATCAAATGTTTGTGGCCAAGAGGTTGTTTTGGATATGGAGCTTTTTACTATAAACACTCTACAACCCTTTCTTTGTTCCCAACGTTTTTTATACTCCTTTTTGAGTTTTCTAGGAACTCTTAATGTTTTTCGCTTTTTCATAGCTGAGTCTTTTTAGTGTAACGTAAAACCACGCCAAATTTCAACCAGCACAGTGCAAGCATGGAGAGTCTTATTCGGCTGTTATTTCCAGTATCGATAATTTTTCTTGTATGAATTTTACCCGACGGCCAGAGCTCTATGTCTGTTCCCTGCCAACTTGAATTGAGCCAGCTCAATTTGTATCTTTTAAAATAGTCTTTTACTTTTTTCATTCTTTCTGGTGTTTGGTATTTGTCCGATGTTTTTTCCATGCACTTAAGCCAAAGATAGTTTGCCACTTCGCGTTCTACATTTGGGGTTGTGTTTCCTTGAATCAATTTGGCAGCCTCAATAGTTCTGCCATTGGTTTTGCCTTTTACTACTAGGAAAAGTTTTCCTTTGGGGGACATCTGACCTTTGTAGATTACTTTTCTTCGCAGTGTGTACGGGTAGAGTTCTTTTTGCATTTTATTTTCGGTTTTTAATTTCGTATAGATTAATCGCTATCAGTGCCATTATGCAATAAAGAACTAATAGAGGGAATGCAGCTAAATTCATAGGTTCTTAGTTTTTATTGTTTTCAAAATGCTCCAAATAAAGATAGTTGCACAATTTGCGTTCTACTTCTTCAGTGATGCCACCTTTCACTAATTGAGACAATTCTCTGGTTTTCTTCCCTATTACTTTACCTCCATTTTCAAAAAGTATATCGGCTTTAATTACGATGTAAAAATAGCCTTTAGGTGCCATTTTACCTTTGTAGATCAGTTTTCTCCTACTTGTGTAGGGTAGTTCGTCTTTTTCAAGGCCTGCTAGTGTTCTTAAGTTGTCCTCTTGTTCTTTAGTCATTTTCATTTTATTGGTTTTTGTATTGTTTTATTTTCGCTTTCACGGCTTCCATTAGCGCGTTTTGGCCTTTCTCTTTACGTTCTTGTGCTGCTATGACGTCTTCGTCCATTGTGCCCTTTAAAATGAGCTTATTCACAATGACCCTTTGCTTCTGCCCTTGGCGATCTAATCTGGCATTGAACTGCTGTTCCAACTCTAGTGACCAAGTTTGACCAAACCAAACAATGATGTTGCCTCCAGCTTGCAAATTCAGTCCGTGGCCTCCAGATGCGGGGTGCATCATTAAGAGTTGAATGTTTCCTTTGTTCCATTCCAAAATGTCATTGTCATCAGTAAGCTTTTTTGGCTTGTATGCTTTTAAGTATTGCGATATCCTTTCTGCATCACTTTGATAGGTATATGCAACCAAAACAGGTTTGCCATTGGCACTCTCCATGATTTCTTCCAGGGCTTCCAGTTTCAAAGTGTGGATTTCGTGTGAATCCTTTTCGCTGTCATAGACTGAGCCGTTTGCAAACTGCAAAAGTTTATTACTCAGCGCTGCAGCATTTGCTGAAGTGATTTGAGCATCCGTTTCGAAAATCTCAAGTACTTTTTCCTTTTCAAATGCTTTATAGGCTCTTCTCAGGCTCTCTGGCATCTCCAATTTGATATGGTTGTTGATGCGTTCTGGGAGATCCAAATAGTCTTTGGCTTTCATGCTCATGCAAATGTCCGCAATGGCTTTGTGAATTCGTTCATCTGAGCCCTTTTTGACATTGTAATTGTAAACTATGTGCCCATTTGACCTTCCAGGAGAAAAGAAATCGGATCTAAAAGCGCCAATCGTCCTTCCAAGTCTTTCGCCTTTGTCCAATAAGTAAATCTGTGGCCACAGGTCAATGAGATTATTTGGTGCAGGCGTACCGGTCAAAAGCACTACTCTGCTAAAGTGTACCAATTTAAGTGCTTTAAACCGTTTTGAAGCATGATTCTTAAATGAACTACTCTCATCTATCACCAGCATGTCAAATGGAAGGGCGCTTCCACCATATTGCGCGCACAACCATTGGACGTTGTCCCGGCCAATAGTGTAAATATCCGCTTTTTCCTGCAGCGCTTTTTTTCGGTTCATGGCGTTTCCTGTGACCACAGAGACTTTTAAATGTTGTAAGTGGGGCCATTGGGCCACTTCTTGTTTCCAAACGCTCTCAGCCACTCTTTTTGGCGCTATAACCAAAACTCTGTTCACTTCCACTTCTTCATAGATCAGTCTATTTATGGCCGTCAAAGTCGATACGGTTTTTCCTAGCCCCATGTCCAGGAACAACCCGCATTTGTTGTGGCTGAAAATATGCTCAACAGCTTGCAATTGATATCCGTGTAGTTTCTTCATAGAACGAACCCGTCAAGTTTATAATCTACATAGTTGATAAAGTCCTGAATCCAATTCAATGCCGAATCTTTACTATCTACAACTCCCGTAAAGCTCCCAGCCTTTTGCAACTCGGAAAGAAAAACCGCCTGAAGTTGTCTTGGTTTTTTCCCTGGTGCTTTAATTTCTGCAAATCCTGCTACTCCCCTATATAGAACTATTCTATCAGGCATGCCCGCTTCAAAAGTCGGCAGCATTTTAAAAGACTTCAGCTTTGTTTCTTTGCACATTCTAGCAAAGTACTTCTCAATATAGCTTTCGCTCATAGTATTTTTGTTTGCCATAAATTTTGAAATTCGTTGTGCTCACTTTCGCGGTCCATCCTTGTAGGCTTCGAAGTAAATCATTCACTTCTCTAGTATTGTAGCGCGTCATGTCTTCTTTGTTCTTCCCTAGACACTCACACCATACCTCAGCCGTACATGTTACGTCTCTAAGCTCTGTTCCTACGTTTTTAGGATTGTCTAGCCATGCTCTTCTATCATAGATATCTAGATCCGCCCAATTTTTAGGAAGTAATCTATCCAAGTATTCTAGAATCATGCCTAAGCGTTCATCTTTTTCGCTGTGAAGCTCTTGAGATATGCGTGCCTGGCTTTCTACTTCTTTAGATAGGTATAGCGTTTCTCCTGCATTGTAAAGCTCAACTGCTTCAGCCCACAACTGGTCTATCTCAAGTGGCAAATCTCTAAAAACGTCTTTTTTGATTTGATGCTGCCCACATAGTATTGGCCAGAATCGGCGGTTGCCTGTTGGGTCCTTCAGAAATTCTAAATTATTGGTAGTCCCCCAACAAGTACACTGTCTGTAAAACGTCTCAGGGACTCTAGCATAAGCCGGACGATAGTCGTCCTTTTGCTTACTGATAAAATGCTTGATGGCTTCCACTTCAGATTTCTTAAATGCGGATAATTCCGCTATCTCAATAATCCAAGCGCCCTGAAGTTGCTCAATCGCTTCTTTGCCCTGGACAGTGGAAAAGCTATCCGAGAACCATCCACGGCCCAAAATGTTTAAAAAGGAAGATTTCTTCATTCCCTGGTCTCCTACTAAAACTAGCATATAGTCAAACTTGCAACCAGGCTCCATGATGCGTGCCACAGATGCAACCATCATTTTTCGAAATGCTTCTTTTGTGAATTTGTTATCTTCTGCACCAAAATACTCCGATAGTGTGTGCGCGATTCTTTCTTTGCCGTCCCATTTTAAGCTCTTCAGATAGCTTTTTATAGGGTGAATGGTGTTACGCTCTATTTCTAGGGATAAACTGTCCTCAATCTTACCTGCAGAACAAATATTGTACACCATTTCAACATAGTTTCGCACTCCTGAATAGTCCACATTGCGTACCGGTTCCATCTCAGATACTTCTCTCCAAGGAGCTGAACGCAAAATATAGCGTTTGGCGTCGAAAGTATTGTAGCTAAAAAGGCCTTTTAAATTGGCATCATTTGCAAAAATCAAATTCAAGTTGTGCGCCGTGCTAAGAAAGTTTCCTTTGCGGTCAATTTCTAATTCAGTCAACCAATCAGTGGACTCTGCAGCTTCGCTAGTTGGAATGCTTGTTTTCTCAGAAGCTAAAGTGAATTTCACTCCCTTATCTTCTGTGCAGAGTTCTTCCATCCTTTTAAAAGAGGTTAAATCCTGGGCGTTTTTGTCAAGGTGTCCAAATAAATGGATTCGAACTAAGTCAAATGAATTGCAAAGTCTTCCGCTTGTTGGATCTGTTCCGTGGTGCGAGTAGGACCAAATGTTATCATAGACCATGAGACCCGATGAGGTACTTCCTTTGGCGTATGTATAGCGGTCTTGTTCAGTTGGTGAATAAAGATCCGGCAAAAACTTCTCAATAGCTTCTGCAATGCCGTAAGTTCTACAGAATGCGCCTACTACTCCTTTTTTCAGAGCCGGGTCTTCCTGTTTGCTTGCAACTTCGCCAATTTCTTTAACCTTTCCTTTAGCAATAGGCCAAAGGCTAGTGTCCTTCCAGTCAATGTAGGAGTCCAAAACCTCATCGGCGCTTAAGAATTCTCCATGTTGTTCTTCCCAGTAGTATTCTACATCTTTCGGATGACTAGGCCAGAACATTAATCTGTTCACATCAAAAGTTGTGGGGTCGAAAAGCTCAATACCTAAATTCCCGGCAACCTTTCTCGAGATGGCTGAATACTCATCTGGACTCACTTCTCTGTCTAGAGGAATAATTAAGCGATATCTCGGAGCTTCTGGGCTATGTTTGTGCGTAGCATGTAAAAAAGCTGCACAACCATAAAGCATTTCAAAGTCAAAGAAGAAATCCAAATTGGAAAAATCCAAGTCGAGTGTCAATAACTGACGATGTCCAACAGAATTGATAGTCCTTTTACCGCCAACTAAGTAGCCGCCAACGTAGCCGCCGACATCTTTAATTTTCCCCTGATCTTCTTTTGAAGCGTTCAGATACTCTTTGAGCGTTTCTGAAGTTTGGACACTCGACTTTAGCTTTTCAGTGAATTGCTCCCATGTCATTTGGGTGTTTTTCCACTTCTTAGACGTAGCCGAATATCCAATTGCTATGTCTATAGTTCTCTCTTGCATCTCTCCTCGTAAGCCTTTAAAATCTTCTTAACTTTCTGTCTGATTTCTTTTTTGTACTTAATTGGAATCGATACCGTGACTCGATCTTTACTAATGAGACTGGGCTTTCTTCCCGCGCCTTCTCTTTTTCCTCCTCTAGTTGCCATTCTATATTTTATTTTTGAAAATATTTAACCTCTTCTCCTTTTGCATCCAGTGGAAAACCTTCAGCCCAGGTAGGTAGTTCTTTCATTAAGTTTTCCAATTCTTCTCGATTCCCGTTTTCAACTACGATTTCATCGTGAATATGCATTATAATTGTGTGTCCTGCTTCATGCACTTTCACAACTGCTTCAGCCATGAAGTCGCGTGCGACTGCTTGAGTAACATTTTCCGCAATTTTGCCACCGTAGGTATCAACCCAAGTCCATTTGCGAGTCACTGTGTCGGCCCACATGTATTGAATTGATGGGCGCCCGTATTTATTTGGGGCAATTCTAGCTTTCCAATATGTGAGAGATCTACCTGAAGGCAACTCTATGCGCATGCACTTGGTGTCTGTTCTGAACACAAAATGTCCATATTTTACAGCCTTTTTATACTCTATGGACTTTCTAGCTGCATCTTCCATTCCCTGCCAAAATTGAACAATAGCGCTGTTGGCTTTTCTCCAAGCTTCAACCGTGCTTTCCATTTCTTGGTGTGAAAGACCTAAATCCGCTCCTAATGCTTCACCCATTTTCTCCAGGGCTTTTGCTCCGCCCTGGTATCCAAGTGCGAGCTCTGCCACTTTTCCTTTTTGGCGGTCTTTATCAGTCATCGTATCAATAGGAATGTTGAACATCCTAGATGCCGATTCTTTGTAAATATCGCGCTTTTCTTTTGAATGGAATAAATCCATTCTCCATTTTTCCTTTGCCAGCCATGCAAGCACTCGCGCTTCAATTGCCGAGTAGTCGGACAGGGTTAAGTGTGTTGAACCCTTTCCAGGAATAAAAGCCGTTCTTATCAACTGGGATAAAACGTCCTGAATATCTGAGAACAATAAAGTCAAGGTATCGTAGTCCCCACGCTTAACAACCCTGCGAGCTTCGTCTAGATCCTGCATGTAGTTTCTTGGTAGATTCTGTACCTGGACTAAACGTCCCGCCCAACGTCCTGTGCGATTAGCGCCGTAGAACTGAAACAGTCCACGGATACGGCCATCATCCATTGCGCATGCCAGCATAGAGTCATACTTTTTAACACTCGTTTTGCTTAATCGTTTACGAAGGTCCAGTAACTCCATAACTTTGGCATTGTCAAAACTAAGTGTAGCTAGGGCTCCTTTGGCTAGGCTTGTTATCTCTTCGCCTGTTTGCTCTTCTATCCAATTTCTTAGCTGCAAATTACTGTTAGGGTTACTGAGACCTGTAATTTCTTGAGCACGTTTGTTCATTTGCTCTCGGTCAATTTCATTAATGTGCAATACTTGCTCAATAAAAAAGAGATCAACCTGAACTCCGTTTTGGTTAATCATCTGATCCACTTCATAAAGCTTCTGCTCAAAGCTTGTTAGCGGGTTAGACTTTAAAATATTGTAGATTTCCATTTCTGCCACAACGTCTTGGCGGCAATACTCTTTAAATGCTTCCCATTTCTCAGGGTCATGATGAGGTAGGTTGCGGGTTCTGCCTCCGTTGGTTTTTGTTGGCTTGACGTCCATACAAAAATAGCGTATCAATGCGGCACCTGCAGCGCTTTTACTTTTAGAGCCTAGGTCTAAAGCTTCAGACACGTCTTTTAGTGCCATAGGCAGTCCATTGTAACCTGCTAAAACTGCAGTACACACCCACTCATTGCCGACGTTTAAGCCCATTGCCGAAAGACAAACACGCTCAAAAGTGGCATTGTGTGCCAATTTCTGGACCTTTGGGTCCTCTAAATCCTTTCGAACTTGTTCTGGTAAATCTGCCCAGTCGCACACTTCGACAGGACCTCCATACGAATAGGCAATGCAAAGAACCTCAAAGTCGATGGCGTCCGCATATTTGTAGACGCCAGACTTTTTGAGATCAACTGAGCTATAGGTTTCGATATCTACGTGGAGATGCATCATTGTCCTGCGTCGTAGATTTTAGTAGGACGCCAAAATTTTAGCGCTTGGTCAAAGCCGTTCTGATCAGTCAGGTTCCCGGCAATTGTTTTCGTTTGGTCAAAATCTAATAATTCACCTAAGTGCGCTTCTTCTGTCTCAACAACGTACATAATTTGACAACCAGCTATTGACATGTTTCCGATTTCCAAAAACCAATTGGTATGCGTTCTGTTTGGACTAAAACCCAATGTTTTTTCAGAAGAGTGAATCCCCTTAAGTTTTCCAAATACCGCTTTATATTCTCTACCATCTGGAGCTAAAAACCAAGACTCAGTTGTGCAAAGTACGTTCTTTCCTATTTTGTTTTGCATCGTTCTTTTATTTTAAATTTGCGGAGAGAAGGGGACTCGAACCCCTTATCTTTCACTAGGCTGTTAACTCTAGATCGGGCATTGCCACTAATGCTATTCTCTCCTACCAGTTGTAAATCTTACAACAAGTCGTCTCCACCAAAGTCCTCTTCAAGTGAGGCTCTTGTGTAAGTGCCTCCTAAAGGCTCGCCATCGCGTGTTTTTTGCACTGCGTTTAGTGCAACTCCTACTCCTTTGTTACCTGCCTGATTAAAGGCAAAGAAGTTCATGGAGACACGCCCATAGCACCCAGAGTAAACCTCGCGTGGCGCCATTACTTCTTGGCGGTCCTCATCGACAACGATTGGCGGTTGCAAAGAAGACACATTCATGAAGAAGTGGTTTTCGTACTCCTCAGAGTCCTTTTCTTCGTCACCGTCTCTCAAAGGTGTTTTCAAACCTTTAGTGCCTTTCAGAATGGTTTGTGACTCATCAATGACGCCTTGGATAGCGTTCTGAATCATTTTCACTGTCGCTTTGTCATCTTTGCTGATCAGTATAGTTGTGCTATACTTTGGCTTTTGACCTTCAGTGATTGCTTTTGGTTCAAATAGATTGACATAGCTCAATCTTACTTCTCCCGTTACTACTTTTTTCGCCATTTTTCTTTTTTTTAATGGAGTTAATAAATTATTTGAGTTGTAAATATAGCCTTTATTTTGATTAAATGCGTAATTTTTCAAAAATTACTGTAAAAAATCATCTGCCGAGTTTAGTTCTGGGCGTTTGTCCGACTCGGGAACTAAAGCGGGTTTGCCTTCAGGTTTCACAATGACTTCGCCTAAGTATTTGCCCATATTGGCTTTCCCTAGGTTTTTCTCTAAATCGCCTAGGCCTTTAAGCTTGACAATTTTGTTGAGATAAATTAGCTCATCATAGCCGGCAGTCTGCAAAATGGTCATGGCTTTTTGCTCATCCACTATTTTGCGGTTGCTTCTACCCTCAACAAGTTTGTATCCTGGGAACTTTTTACCTGCCAAAGCTTCTTTGTAGATGTGGTCCTTCACAGCTTCCAAATAGTTGGTAATGCGATCAGACTTCTCAAATACTTCCAAAAGCTCTAGATCCGTGCCAGGTTCTTCAGCATTAAAATCCGCTGCAGCGAACTCCAAAGCTTCTTTCTTTAGCGCCGGGCAATGAACTTTTGCTTTGCAGAATCTACACCAGTCACCTGGCATGTGCTCACCTTCTCCAGCGTAGGCTAGTTTGGCCTGAGGCTTGACATAGCCCTCAGCCCATTCGATGAGTTCTATTGTTGGAATATCCCAAACGCTGACGGCATCTAAGCGCGGCTGAACAATCATCAAACGCACTGTTGTAATGTCATACAAAATGCTATACTTTTCAACTGCCCCAACTGCATATAGTTTCAACTGGCTATTATCTACTGCAGAAACTCGCACACCCTTGCCAAACTTCAAATCGATTACCCACATCAAATCATCAGCAATGATGATGAGGTCACATGTTCCAAAGCCGTTTTCAATGTAGACTTCCAAAGATACTTTCTCTTCTATCAGGATCAATGCGTCCGGTGTGGTTGCCCTGGCTTCTGCAATCTGCTCCAGAACTATTTCAATGTATGGCCCAACTTCAAATTCAATGTCCGTGGTGAACATCGGATGGCGTCGGAGCTCCATTGTTTTTGCATTGAACTCCTTCTCAGTAATAAAGCCAAGTTTATGTCGAAGAATGTTCTCGGATATCTCATGGGCCAAGGTACCTTCCTCAGCATGCGGAGAAGCTTCTTCCACAATGCCTTCAGACATTTTTGCGGACGGCGTACAGTTTAGCCACCTTGAAGCCCCAGAAGCAGAGAGAACCGCATGGGCTCTCTCTGAATGGTTTTCTACTTTCTTTGCCATTACAATGAAGCGATAAAGTCGTGGTATTCGTTGTACTTGTCTTTAGGCAGCGAAGTCACGTTTGCAGCTCCAAACTCTACCAACTTAGCTTTAATGGCATTTTTGTGCATCAAAGCTTTTTCAGCTGTCAAAGCTCGAAGCGTAGCTACATTGATTTGCTCCTCTGCCGGTGCTTCCTCTTCTTGTATAGTTGCCGGTGTAGGACATTGGTCCATTTCTGCTTCAGGTTCTGCTTCAGGTTCTGCTTCAGGTTCTGCTTCAGGTTCTGGAGCTTTAGCTTTACGACTGCGCGTTGCCTTTTCAGTTACGGTTTTGCTTGGCCCTCCATTCATAGCCTGTTCTACATTAATTTCGAAAGGTTTTGCCGGTTCTGTTCTAAGGTTTTCCACCATAGGAAGGTCCCCTAGTGTACGCATTAGTCTTTCTAATGCTTCTACGTGCTTGACGTTCGCGACGTCAATTGTTAAACTTACATTCATGATTTTCATGATTTTACGGATTTATTGATTACTATTCTATTGATCTCGGTCAGGTAGTCTGACAAAGGTTGGTTAGGAGAGCTCAGTACGTGAGTAGCCAAAAGACTCTCCAAATGATAAATTTTTGTTATTCCCGTTTGCGGGGAGTAGATGGCGCTGTAGTCATCCAAGGTGAAGCGAAGTAAACCATTCTGGGCTGTCTGCTTCCATTGCATAGAATCATAGTAAAGCGCATCTATTGAGAGACCTGTGAACATTGAAAGTCTGTACAACTGTTCCTCATTCATGCTAGACTTTCCACTGGCCATTCTTGAGAGAGCAGACATTGGATGCTTCGATTTTGGGAACAAAACTTTTGAAAGTTCTTTTTTGTCTAAGTTTCTGATCTCTATCAACTTTTTTAAATTCACGTTCATGTCAAAACATTTTTAGTTGATACTAATCCTCTAAGCCTTTTTTAAGCGCTAAGACAATGAGGCTATCTGGTTTCAAGTCCATCCCGTCGTCTATGCCTTTGACTAGGCACTCAACTACTTCTCTAAGCGCTTTGTATTTTTTGGCTTCAATAGCATTTCTTGCATGTTCGGCCATCTGATCAACTACCTGATCAATCATCTGATCAGCTATCTTATCAACCATTTTTTCTTCTAACTCCTTCAGGTTATCTGCAAAACTGGGATTTAGTTTTGTTGCAACTTGCTTTATTTTAAGACCTCTAAAGTGGTTTTGTTGATCTTTAGCGTAAGCTTTAAAATCTTCAGAACTCATGGATTGCGCAGCTTTATAGGCTTCTGTTACCAAGTTTGCTTCTGTAGTTCTGATTCTAGACATCCAAACTACCTCCTTTGCAATGCCAAAGCCGTTCATCGGTTTGAACTTACGAACGTAACCCTCCTGTAGTGTGTAGATAGTTTTATCTTCTATCTGTTCTTCTTGGATTCTGTACATGACTATTTAATTTTTTGGCGCAATGCGTCCAGGTTAATACTAAGAGCTGTGTTGGTTGATAGCTTTGGGAGGTATTCAAACGCTTCCGGAAAATGCTCTTGTACTTTTTTGTAGGTGCGCAAAGTGTCGCACAAAGTCACTTGAATTTCTAACTTCAATTCGTTTACTACTTTTTCAGCTTTCTTGTAGCTTTTTTCAAGGTCCCAAAGTAATTCTCCTTCTTCTTTTGATAACTTCAAAACATTTTCACAATCTTTAAACGGAATTGATTCAGGTATGTACACCCATTTGTAATCGAAGCCGTATCCAATTAGTTGAAATTCTCTTCTTGTCACAATATAGTTCTTGTGATGGTCGATTGTTGATGCGTAAATATTTTGAATTTGTTGTGGAACGCGGTCCCAAGCGATATTCGCTACGGCTTGTTGAAATTTCAACTTCAGGGCTGCTGCTTCTTTAGCCTTTACTTCTGTCATTGCTTTGGCTGTGTCCTGGGCAATTTGTTTTGTGATTCTAGACATTCTATTTAAAATTTAATTGGTTACTAATTAATAGCCGTTAACGATGGCCCATTCGTTTCCATTCTCTGGATGATTTTTATTTGCTGTAATGTATTCAGCTGCTTCTGATTTAGTGGTGCCTGTAAACATGACTCCAGTATTGCACTCAATGGATTCTATGTATTCCATTTGTTTTTCTGTAGGTTTTTTAGCTACCATTTTAAATCCTTTGTTTGGGTCGAACTGCTCATCGATTAACCTTTGTTTCTTGGCTCTGTTGTATTTTGACTCTATGAAAATTAGATCGGATACATCTGTCCAAAAGTCTTTGCCAGTTCTTCGTGTTTGAAGCCTAGCGCGTGTGCCTTGTATCTCAACAAGTATGAAGCGCATTGCCTTGTCGCTTTGCCATTTTGTGTGGTAGTTACACCCTATTATCAAATTTGCCATGATCAAGTAGTTTAGTTGATTAACACGCGATCTCTCATGCGGTGGTTGATAATGGACTCCATCTCCTGGATGATTGTCTTCACAGATTTCACGTCCTCAATGCGACGGCCCGACTCCTTGAGCTTCTTAAGCATGAGCTCATGTTCGTACTTGCCCACTGTAAGTAGTTGGATCATGACGTGAAAGAAGCGCGAGCTGTACGGGTTGGAAGTGTATTCGGAAAAGTCGCGAAGTAATGTGCCCAGGCGATATGACTGGTCTTTGCCCTTAGTGGACAAGGTACCGTCTCTGAAAGCCTCAATGGCCTCGGGTGCAGATGGCGTACCGGCATGAAACATTTTTATAGCTGTGGCCAAGCTCATGCCAGGGAAAGTATCAATGAAGTCCTGCAGCTCTATGTACGCTTCTTTCTTCAGGTCGATATAAGAGTTCATGAAGTCCGAGTTGCGCCACTTGGTATGGTTGCTGTTGATTGTTGGAACGATGCTGAGGTCTGCTTCTTTATGTATAACATAGTAGACGTTCGTTCTCAGTTCTCTGGAGACAGCAAATCGATGCTGCCCATCAATGATCTCCATCGCCTCATTGACAATGATTGGCGCGTATCGGAGTACGTCAATGCCTAGTCGGATAACGTCTTGAATCTTTTGAACTTTGCTCTCATTGATATCGCGGTTTCCTTTCAGGAATTTGAAGCGCCCATAGTCTGTGGTATAGTAAATCTTAGTATTGGCTTCGATGTGTTTTAGTTCGCTCATGATGCTCTACGGATAAAAAATTTAGGAATAAAAAATTTCGTTTTAGGTTCGTCCGGGTTGTTGTGGTCCTGCATAGTGAGACCTAAAGTTTTTGATTTCGGTACCCAACCAATGAAGCGACTGCCGTCCCAATGTTGTACAGATATTTGAAAAGCCTTAAGGGTTTCTCCTATTATATTGCTTTCCCAAAACACCTGGTGAGTTGCATGCAGTTGGTCCGTCTCTTCTGATTGTCCTATGAAGCGCATAAGAGTTCGATTGGTTTTTACTAGGATATTCGGATTAGGCTTTCTAACCGGTGCGCCGTACACCAGTCTATGGTCGCAAATTGAAGAATACAAGTCATAGTTGAAATGGCCGCCGAGATGGCTGTCTGTTCCAGCTTTAGACCACCAGGATCTAGCAACTGCGAAATTGAATTTTTGTGTCATGTTTATCGTTTTAGCGTTTTTACAGTGTCAAATGTATTACTTATTTTGAATTAAATACACTTTTTTTCAAAAAATTTTTCAAAACGGAAACAAAGAAACAATAAAAACAGGTATTGTTTACGTTATTGTTTCCGCTGAAAGCCTTGTAAACGCTAGGAATTTTTCTATTTGTAAACAATAAACAATAATTTTCTTATATAACTAAAATATAAATAGGGGGTAGTGGTACACAATATGCGTATAAACACACACGTACTACCCCCCACACGTATAGGGGTTATATAGGAAATTTATTGTTTCTTTGTTTCTAGGGTACCAAAAAAGAAACTAAAACCCTTATAGATACTAGCTTTTTAAGCGTAAACAATAACGTAAACAATAAGGGAACAATAAAGGAACAATGTTTATTTTGCCAACTTTTGGTAACATGGTTGATTTTTAAATACATTTGTCATAGATGGAGCTCGATAAATTTTACGGCATCGCAAAAAAGCATCACGGCGATTTGAACAGGGACGTTGTTCATGACTTGTTTTGTAAATTCGGTTCGGATCTTCCCAGCGATGCTTATCTATCGACTTGCATTCGACACAATAAACCAAAACCGCTTGTAGAAAAATTCGACGTTTCAGATTTGTTTCTGGATCAAGAAGACCAGGACGAAAATTTTGAACCGACATTGCGGAAACTTTCACAGGCGGTTAATAACGTTAGGCAAAATTTTGAAATTGAAGTAGACACATTTTTGGAGTGTCACGTCAATAGCAACTATAAAGCATTTTCCGCAAGTAGTGGAATAGCTAGAAGCGTGTTAGAAAAAATATGTAAATTTGCTAAGAATGAAATACTTAAAGAGTTTATTAGACTTGAATCATTGGATTGAATTGCGTTCATTCGATTTCAATCTGGTTTTCATCTTCCTGGTGTTTGTAATGGTCTACCGCTGGGGAATCAATAGACTGATCTATTTAAATTGGCCTAAAGCCAAAAGGATCAAATCTATCTACTGTTCGACTTGTTTTGCCTTTTGGCTTACCTTGTTGCTCTCTACCAATGTATTAACCGCCGCAATGGCATTTTTAATCTATAGTTTCTATGAAAAGAATAACTGAAATTGAAGCAAGCTTAAAAGCACTTCAGCCGAAATTGGACATTGACGCCAGAGATTGGACCAAGTCTGAGAAAGAACACATTGAAAAATGTTATCATGCAATTACCAAAGAATCTGTTGGATGGGGAAGAACCGTCGATTTAGGTTGTGAGGAGTGTGTGACCTCAGCCGTCAACATCATTAAGAACTACCAAACGGCGGTAGCTTCACAACCAAAAGCAATTGAAGTACCTGAATGGGCTGATACTTTGAAAACAATTGCAGCTAAAGCAGAAGAGGTTGGTTATGAGTTTGCAAAAACTTGCAAGTCTAAAGACCAAAAAATTGAAGCTCTTCAGTCTTACTTGAATGTTTTAGAAGCACAGAAAGAAGAAGCTAACTCTCCAGAAGTAGGACAGGAAGAAGACGAGGATCTACTTGGCGAGGACTTGACGGCTGCAGATGCAACAACTTCCCCTACACGTGAAGAGCTTGTTGCAACCATTAAAGCGAAAACAGGTGAAGAAGTTCCAGAAGAAACTTCATTTGAGGACCTTCTTGCATACGTGAACGAACTGGCAGATGGCGAGTAAAAAAAGAGGTGTACCAAAAACAATAACTAGCCCGGACGAGTTCTGGGCTAGATTTGTTGAGTACCGCGAAGCCACAAAAGCGAATCCAATTAGGGTTCACGACTTTGTTGGAAAAGATGGGTATTCCGTGCACAGAGAAAAGGAAAGACCCTTAACAATTGAAGGGTTTGAGGAGCATTGTTGCGATTATTACGGCATTGCAACAATACAACAGTACTTGGAAAACAGAGAGGGTAGATACGAAGATTTCGTTTCTATCTTAGCGCGTATACGTAAATCTATTCGCCGAGATCAGATTGAAGGTGGCATGGCCGGAATCTATAAAGAGAACATCACAGCACGAATAAACGGCATCTCCGATAAGATTGAACAGGAAGTGCAGCAGTCTGTTAAACTATTGAACGTAGACCCTCTATAATGCAGCAAACAACAGCTCTTCGCAAAATCAGTTCGATGAAAAAACGCATTCGAATGATTCGCGGTGGGCAGGGAGCGGGCAAAACAATTTCAATTTTGATGTTGATTTGCAACTCTGCTAGTTCTAATCCTGGTAGAAATTGGTTGATAGCTTCTGAAGAGCTCACTAAAATGAAGGACTCAGTTATCGCCGACTTCGAAAACGTGATGAAAGGCTTTGGCATTTGGGAGGAGCACCGCTGGAACAAGTCCGAATTTGTCTACAAGTTTAAGAATGGATCTATAATCAAGTTCCGTTCAATGGACAAGGAGGACGCGGGTAAAGGAGTTCGTATTTTCTACGGTGTTTACTTCAATGAGATTAACAAAATTAAGTTTGAAGCATACAACCAGTACGCCTCACGTTGTAAGGTTGTTTTAGGTGACTGGAATCCGGATGCACCTTTCTTCGTTGATGATCAGATTTTGCCACGTGAAGACTGCGAGTTCCTGCAGCTGACCTTCCGAGACAATGAGATGCTGGATAAAGTTGAAAAGGATGAAATTCTAGGCTATCTCAAAAAAGGTTATCACAAGCCGGCATTGTTACCAGGAAACAAACCAGGGCAACGATACCACAAAGACAACATAAAGGATCCGTACTGGGCCAATAAGTGGCAGGTTTACGGACTTGGAAATATCGGAGCTCTCATGGGCGCCGTGTTCAACAATTGGGAGATTATTGATGAAATCCCTAAAGATGCAAGACTCAGAGCCGGTGGCGGTGACTTTGGATACACCAATGACCCTACAGCAATTATTGCCAGGTATCAGTGGAACGGCTGTCCGGTCTACGATGAGATTTGCTATGAAACTGAAATGTCTAACAAGAAAATTGCTGAACGAATTAAGAAGTCTGTATTGGCATTTTCTACAATTTACTGGGACTCTGCAGAACCTAAGAGCGTGGATGAGCTTCGCAAAACATACAGAATCCGTGCAGTCGGAGTAGACAAAGGATCAGATTCCATTCGTTTTGGCATTGACTTGCTGCAACAATATCCAAAAATTTACGTCACTAGAAGATCAGTGAACATTATTAGCAATTTACGAAACTACGTTTGGGAAGTGGACCGCAACGGCAAACCAACAAACAAACCAGTCGATAAGAATAACCACGCCATAGACGCCATGCGCTATGAAGAAATGGGAAAAGGAAAGTACTCAGGAAATTACATTGTAAAATGACAGAAGCAAAAATACCAACAAACGCAAAAGGACTACGGATTAAACATTTTGCATCCATGTCCTACGTACCACAGGAAAAGGCCGAGAACGAAAAGGAATTGGACGAAAGTGAAAGTCTTCTATTTTTGGCAGAGTTCACCGGACTTGGCTACAATAAGATGCTAGACTTCACTGTCAGTGATATTAAGAAAATGACGGCTACAGCTATGAAAGCATTAGCCACAATGGACTTAGTATCGGAGCTTCCTAAGACAATTAAACTTGGGGGTCAATCTTTTTATCTGGTAGATCCAGAGAAAGTCGGCATTGGATGGCACATCGACTTCAAGAAAGCCTCCATTGTGAAAGATCCAATTCGTTTGGCTTGTTTGTTCTACATACCTGAAGGATACAACTATTCAGATGTTGACGAGAACGGCAATATCAAATTCCCAATTGCTTCCAGATACACTCTATTCAGGGATGAATTCCCTTTGGACCTGTTTATCCGATGCAGCAATTTTTTTTTGAAACGATCTCTAACCTCAACAAAGAGGTCAATGGTGAGAGAGATCGCAATAAAGAAGAAGACAAACCGAATAAGTTCGGGTCTTCGGGTCCTAAACCTTTTGAATGGGAAACGTCTATTGAGGCGGTCATGAATACATTCAATTTAAGTTGGAACGAAACTCTTAAATTAAACTACCGCACCTTCTCCCATAGGTGCAAATACATAAAGTACAAAAATGAAGAAGCACTTAAAGCCATAAAGAAACCTAAGAAATGAAAAGTCCTTCAGAGGTAATCAATAGTCTAAATCTTGGAGTCTCAAGAAAAGCAATAGCGGCTGAGGTTAATTCTCCGCTTCATGCGCTTTTAATAGGATTAAACCAAGAAATCATTGATAGGCTAAATGCTTCAATTCAGGGCTACGATGCAATCGCATCCAATCGCCTAAAGCAGTCAATCATTACAGTAGATGAGACAGAACCGGGAACGATCAGCGTAGCAATATCAGCAGAGTTCTACTGGAAGTATGTCAACTACGGGGTCAATGGGACTAAAGTCAATCATGGGGCACCAACTTGGGGTTCTCCCCCAGGCAGCACATTGTCTTTTAAGGATTCCATTCTTGGATGGATTAGAGACAAAGGTTTGCAAGCTCGTCCGGGACAGACTTATGACCAGATGGCCTTTGCAATCATGAGAGGCGTAAAGGAGAAGGGCATTAAGCCACGTCCATTTTTTACTGACGTAATAAACCAAGAACTCAAAACCTATTTGTCACAGACAATTAGCGAAGTATATAAACAAGCAATCATCATCGAAATAAAAGAACCATGGCAGTAACCTATCTACAGCAACCAACAGCGCAAAGCATTCAGGCAACGGACAATCCTATTGTCTTTCAGTTCTCAAGTAACCAAACGGGCCAGCCCAATTTCTGCTTTATTGTGGAAACAATTTTGGACGGCATTGTTGTTTCAACTGACAAAGTATTTCCAGAGCGTGGTAATCGAGCTCACTGGGATGCTTCTAAAATCGCCATGCCTTCTGTAAAGCCTACACTAAGAACAACAGGTCTTATCTCGATGCAGACACTTCCTTTGCTATCTATTCGAGTAGCTGAAAGATACGGAACTACACCAACAACGCAGCCTTTCTCTACCAGTAACACAGTCAAGCTAATGAAGGCACGATGCAGCAATGAGGAGTATCAACTGAATTGGATTGAAAACAAATTCACTCCGGATTTTAAATGGTTGACAGAGATTCCAGATTCCAAAATGATTGTAAGCAAGAAGTATCCAATCTATGCTTCTATTCTTAAAACCAGTCCTACCACTCAATTGGAAGTCTACTGTTATGACTCGAATGGCGTTTTGCTAGGAGTAGTCACAGCGCAGTCTACAGCAGGAGGAGACAAAGTGAATGTACAGATAACTCCCCAGGATATTACAGCAGCTATTGCGCCAGCTTCAATCGACGAGGTTGACAACTTAGAAATCTACATGAATCAATCTGAAGCACTCAAAGCTGAATTAGTACCAAATGAGTGTACAGAGTTCCATCAGGTTAATTGGTTAAATAAACTTGGAACCTATGACCAATTCTTATTTGGCCACAATCATGATGAAGAAGCGTCCATTTCAGCTTTCGAGTATAAAAAGCAATTTGGAGCGTGGAACTCTTCAAATGTATTTGAGTTCAATCCATTGACAAGCGGCGATACTATTTACAACAAAGTTATTCAACCAAGTGGAACGCTATACACTGGATGGATTTCTCAAGAGTACCAAAATTGGTTAGCACAGATCTACTATTCAATCAATACCATTTTGTTTGAAGAGGACAAAATCTACTTACTTGGTGTAACGGACACCAAGAGCACAAAGATGCAAAGTAGATTTGATGAGCTTCTCAACTTCCAGATGAGTTACAAAAAGACTAATTTTAAATCAATAACACAATAAGGATGGATGAACTTGTAACGTCTACTGGAATTAGCCTAGATCTATCTCAGGGAATACCGATTCCCCTGAACCTAGCTATTGCAGATTTTAGGGAACCCGAGAAAAGACAGCGTAACTTCTCAAAGGAGATAGAACTTCCTGGGACCATAACCAACCAAAAGTATTTTGCATCCGCTTTCAGCCTGACAAAGATAGGCGGTGCATACGACTTCAATAGTAGTGCGAAAGTAAATTGCACGTATTATAAAAACGGGATAGCAATTCTCCGCAATGCGGTTTTGAAGTTGAATAGCGTAGTAGTCCTGGACGGAAACGTCACGTTCAAAGTTGGTATCTTTTCTGACTTCGTGGACATCTTTTTGCTTTTAAGTACCATAGAAGTTGGTGAGCTCAATTGGTCTGCATACACTCACACTCTCACCAATGCAAATATCCAAGCGTCATGGAGTACTCCGATTGGTCAGGGATACTACTATCCCCTTATCGAAAGAAACCAACGTCTAGGGATTTCGAAATGGAAGAATACAGATATGATTCCATACGTTCACCTGGTTGATGTGTTCAAAAAGTGCATGGAGTTTGTGGGCCAAAGCTATACAAGTAATTTTCTAAATACAACTAGAGCCAAAAGCATTCTTTTTGGTTACGGCGGCGGGAATTATGTTGATGCAGCCATTTCACCTATTGAGCAAAACAATCGCAAAGTAGTATTGAATGCAGGAGTCATGGACTTTACCCAACAGCAAGTCATAAACCAGCAGTATGACAACTATGGTAATCCAGTCCCCGTAGCGAATCAAACACTTTTGTTTGATGGTTTTTCTTTGAGTTTACCATCCGTGAACACAGGGACTCCGGCAATATCTTTCACGGAAGTTCAGGACATCTATAACCAATTTGTCCCAAACACTTTCACAGCGCAAAGAACAGGAGCTTACAAAGTTTCTTTAGTTGGAAGTATCAGACAGCAATACTCTGGTTCATTTTCATACGTTACTGGATCCGATGGCGGGACTACTCTCTACTATTTGAAAAATGGAGTTCCGTTTCCTTTGGTGAATTTAGTTCAAACCTCAGCGGACCAAACATTTCCTCTCAACTTGGTTTTCAACATAGATTTGAACCAGGGCGATGAGGTAACATTCCAGATGGGCGCTTCTACATTGTATGCAGGAAACCCCGTTACTGGAGCAATTATTTCCAGAACATTTTCGTCTCCGACTCCTTTGCAACTTAACTTTGTTTCACTGGACACCACATTGATTGAAGGGTCTGTAGTAGAGATTGGAAGATTCCTTCCTAGTATGAAGTGCAGTGAATTTTTGATTGGCTTCATTCGCATGTTCAAACTTATGATATCAGATCCGGACATTTATGGAAGTGTGCGCATTGAACCAGAGGTAAGCTTTTATCAGGGGACGAATATTTTTACGGACATTTCTGAAGAGGTGGACGAGTCCAGAGAGATTGAGATACGTCCTTCAGCCAATGAGTATGCAAAGACATTGACTTACACTTTCAAAACAGGTACGGAAACAGATGCCAAAACATATTTGGAAAAATGGGGTAGAGCTTATGGCGATTTATCTTTTGACCAAGCATCTTTCTTCGCCAAAGGAGAACAGAAAATAGAAATACCTTTTGGTACGATAGTTCCCTATCAGGTTTTCCCTGGCATGATCATTCCTAGATTTGTAGATATCGACAATCAAGGAGCAAGGAAAGCAACGGCAGGAGTTCCACGTATCATGTTCAGAAATGGCATGAAGCCTGGAGTGTGGGAATTGATTGGGTCTACTACTTTGACTTTGTCAACTTATCCAAGCGTTCACCACTTTGACAATTGGCAGAATCCAACTTACGATTTGAACTTTGAATTGGTCAAGGAGGTTTTCTATGCCACTAACGTAGTGACAACCGTAAACACGTACTCCGAATACTACGGGCCAATAGTCAATGAGATTATAAGCAAGGAGGGTAAATACGTTCAACTCTACAGGAAGATGAACAATCTGCAAGTCCAACAACTTGACTGGTCCAAACTACTCATGTGGAATGGAGCACTTTTCAGGTTCAATAAAGTTATAGACTTCGACTCGGAAATCACAGAAGTGACAAAGATTGAGATTCTCAAAGTCTTAGAAGCTAGAAGTATAAACAGAAAGCAGATAACAACTGCGGCCAAACTTCCAAGCATTTATGGAAAAACAAAATTAAGCCCGGTAGGGGATGTGGGTACTGGTGCACCTATTCTCAATGGAGGAGAAAAAAACCAAATTTTAGGAATAAGTAAAATCATGATCGGATAATGGAAGAACTAATATTTAGAACGAAAGTTGAAACGGGTAAATCTGCACAGGATGTTGACAATCTAAAGCAGTCATTGTCTGAGGTAGGTACTGAAGCAGAAAAAGCTGGAGACAAAGCATCTGAATCCTTAGCAGCATTGAACAAAAAAGTAGCTGAAGGAAATCTCACAATGAGAGAAGCCACTAAAGTGGTGAAAGAATATGCGGCAATAGCGCTACAAGCTGGAAGAGAATCTCCGATAGGACAAGAAGCCATCAAAAGAGCCGGTGAATTAACGGACACCATCGGGGACTTAAGAACTGAAATAAACAATGCAGGGGTAGACGGTGCGAATTTAAAAGCAGGATTAGAGCTTGCTAGTACGGTAACAGCGGGTTACGGAGCATTTCAAGGAGTGTTAGCCCTAACTGGATCCGAAAGCGAAGCACTGGCCCAAACCTTTGTGAAGCTCCAGGCAGTTCAATCAGTGCTCACTGGTATTGAGCAAGTGAGAGCAGCTCTCGAAAAAGAAAGTTTGTTAGTCACAAAAGCCAAAGTAGTCTGGTCTAAAGTTGCAACGGCTGCCGAGTACGTCTATGCAGCAGCAGTCGGAACTACTACCGGTGCAATGAAAGCTCTCAGAATTGCGATGCTCAGTCTTCCCATAGTAGCTATCATTGCTGGTATTGTTGCGCTCGTAGCGGCTTTAGCATCGTTCATGAGTGCTGAAGAAAAAGCAGAGGAACAGAACAAAGCATTGAACGCTAGTTTTGAAAAGCAGAATGAAGCATTGGAAGCAAACTCCAGAGCCTACAAAAGAAATGCAGACAACAAGCGAGCTATTATGGTTTCCGAGAATGCTTCTGCCCAAGAGCTTTTCGAATTCGACAAGCAGAGGTTGAAGGATGAAGAAATGATGCGAAAAAAGAATATCAAAATGCTTCAAAACATTCTACCTCAAAAGACCGCAGCTTATCGCCAGGCTTTAAGAGAGGAGAACTGGGAATTGGCTAAAACCATAGCCCAGGAAACTAAAGCGATGAGAGATAAGTACAAAGGCTTTAGGGAACTCGACGGCCAATATGCTGTAGATCGCAAAGTCTTAGAGAACAACTACCAAAACGATTTGGCCAAGAAACAGGAAGAAGCACAAAAAGCCCAGGAACAAAAAGCCAAAGAGTGGAATCAAAAGCAAAAGGAAAAGCGTGCAGCAGAAGCACAAAAGCGACTGGAGGAGCAAAGGCTTCTTGAGGACTTACTTCTAACAAATATAGCGGACGCAAATACTCGGAGAATCGCACAAATGAAGCTCCAGCACGAAAGAGAATTGGCAGAAGTTAAACTCAAGTACGGGGAGAATAGTAAGGTCATCAAGGAGCTTGAAACCAAACAAGCCACGGAGAAGCAAGCTCTATTGGATGAAATAGCAAAAGCAGAAAAGGAAAAACAGACTGCAAGCTCCAAAGCACTTCTCGAAGGCAGGCTTATAGAAATGCGAAGTGACTTCGAAGCACAGCAAACTCTAAAGAGACAACAAGCTGAAGCGGACATGAACGAAGCTCTAGCGAGAGAAGGAATTACCGATGGAGAGAAGTACAAAATCAAACAGGAGTACAACCAGAAAATCGCTGATTTAGATAAGGAGAGAGCAGACCTAGAAAGGAGAGATCAAAAAGCACTTTTAGAAGGTAAGATCCTTCAGGAGCAGCAGGACAACAAAGAGTTGTTGGACGCAAAACTCTCCGCAATCCGTGAGGACTTCGAGCAGGAACAGGAACTCAAAAAGGAATTGGCATTGTTTGAAATGGAGGAGGCACTTCTTCAGGAAAATCTAACGGAGAATGAAAAGTTTAAAATCCGCCAGGAATATCTAGCGAAGCTGGATGCAATCAATCAGGAGTCTGCAGACAAAGAGAAGCAAAGGCAAAAGGATATCCAAGAAGCTGGAAAGCAGGTTTTACAAATGGGTCTCGAGGCTTCACAGAATTTGGCAGATGCTTTCTTCGATTACAAATTGTCTAAAGCCGCCAAAGGTTCTGCAGAAGAGCTCAAGTTGGAAAAGAAAAAGTTTGAGATCAATAAGAAGTTGCAAGTGGCCCAAGCAATTATGCAGGGAGTTCAGGCAGCACAGGCCGCCTATGCTTCCGGTTCTGCCATTCCAGTTGTGGGGGTTGTTACGGGTCCACTGTTTGCGGCTGCAGCTGCAGCGGCCTCAGCTTTGAATATTGCTAAAATCAAAAGCACTACATTTGAGTCTACTTCAGCAAACACTTCTACTCCAAGCGCGGCCACTCCTTCTGTGAACGTTCCAGAGGTACAGGGTCAAGATACAGTGACAACTGAGACTCAAGGCCTTCAAGGTTCTACAGCTCAACCGGTAACTAAAGTAGTCATGGTGGACAGCGAGCTCAAAGCGTCTCTAGGGAACAATCAACAAGTGAGCATTGTGTCAAACGTTGGCTAAGAAGTGAGGTAGCTGCCTGGTAGTCTTTGTAATGTTTCAAATTCTCATAGCGTTTTAAGCTGTGCGAAATATTACTAACCTCGCATCCAAGTGCTCTGGCTAGTATCCGGCCAGAGTACTTTTTGCTTAGCAGATAGATAAGAGTTGTTCTCTGCACAACTACACTGGGGATTCTTACTTTGTTCATCAAACCCAACTTCCAAGCAAAAGAACGTATATCGGAAACAGCTTTAAACTCTTCTGGAGTGAATACCTTAGCTCGTTTGTCAACTATGTTCCTGGTAATACTGAAGTCATACCCATCTACTCTGGAGTTTGCTATGCCTTCAAACTTTTTGTAGTAGTGCGACTCGGGAATGGTGATCACTATCGTAACTGTATTGCCTTTGGTTTTCATTGGTTCGATGTTAATTCTTCACCCTTGAGGGCAAAGTATAAATTCTGAAGATGGTGGACGTATTCAAGTTTTACACATAAAAAAGTTGAACTTGGATTAAATATAATTTTATCAACATTAAAAATATAGATATCTACACCTAACATGAAAAATTTATTTTTATCAATATACGAGTATTTTAATCCAAACTTCAATAACCATTCTCTGGTTAGTGGGACAGGCCTGTAAGGTATAAAATGATTCGATTTTAAGAAATTTTCGCAACATGCAAAGTCTTCAAAATCCATTTGTATTTCTTTACGGAGCATTGTATCAAAGACCCAATTTCCTAATCTTAGTTCAGTAGCTTTCATGCTTTTTTTAGTAAAAATATGAATTAAGTACCCATAAATCAAAAATAAAACATCAAAAATTTAAAATTATTTTAGCCGCTATTTTTTAAAACTTTGATTTTCAAGTGTTTTGCAAAGTTTAAAAAAGCACTACAGGCCAAAAATTACTTATTAAGGTGATGAAGATTAGAGTTTATGATATGGTGATCAATGACAACGACGAAACAGGCGTTGACATTAACTCATTTGTAGATGCACCAGCACACACTAGGTCTTTCGAAACTTACGGCAAAAAGCAAAAAGCCACATTTGCTGTAGATGACGAAAAACGAATTGTCACAGGTGTGTTCATTATGGCAGATCACCTCATTTACCGAAATGACAAACAACTGGGAGAGCATTTTGTAAAATTCAAACCAGAGGTAATTTGGCAAATCAGAAATAAATTCTTCAAAAACGGCTTCAATGTCAATACTAATGTGCAGCATGAAACAATGGTCGAGGGAGCTATCCTTGTCGATAGTTTTATAGTGCATAGTACTGATCCACGTTTTCCTAAAGTCCCTGAAATTCTAGCAAAACAAAAAGTGAATGACGGTTCATGGGTTGGTAGTTACTACATTGAGAATGACCAACTCTGGCAGGATTGCAAAAACGGAATTTTCACCGGCTTCTCAGTTGAAGGCTACTTTGACAAAGTGGAAGCAAAAGTAAGAACAGGTATGAGCAAAAATAAAACACGTGTAACCAAAGGGCGTTTTGGCGAAGTTGCCCAGGTATCTAAATGGTATCAAACCGTAGACCAAAATACTTTCGAAGTAGGTACCAAGCTCACAACCTCTTGGACTGACCATGAAGGGAACACTTCTACCTCTCCTTTAAGTGCTGGAGAGTACACTACTGAAACAGGTAGTCAAATTTTAGTTGATTCTAACGGGACGATCCGATTAGTATATAGTAAACAATCAAAAACCACAAACATGAGTAAATCAAAAAAGAACTCGTTGTTTAAAAACATCTTTGGGGCAGCAGCAACTGAAGAGTTTGGTCAAGCAACGACGGTCGACGGCACCGTAATCTTCTGGGAAGGAGAATTAGCTGTAGGTACTTCGGTTCTTATCGAAGTGGATGGCGCGAAAGTGGCAGCTCCAGAAGGAGACCACCAAGTAGACATCGATGGTAAAACTTTTGTAGTCACTTTGGACGCTGAAGGTAAAGTAACTTCTATGACAGAAGTAACTGCCATGAGCGAAGAAGCTGAAATCTTAAGTGCAGCCATCAAAAAAGTTGTTGACGATGCTTCAGCAAAATTCGCAGCTCAACAAGCTGAGATTGACAAGCTTAAAGCAGACTTGCAAACAGCTCAAGCAGGGGGTAAATTCAGTGCCTCTGGAAAGAAATCTGGAGAAGGTGATAACAAAGGCGGTTTCCGCTCAATTTTGAACTAAGATGAAACGAGGAACAAAACAAAAATTCGCAGCTCGTCTCAAAGAAGAGTTCGACTTCGACGTAGCCGGTTTAGGCGCGTATGTTGATGAGCAGTCTACGGACATCATCACAGAATTGGTACTAGGTGCAAACCTTGTATCTCGCATCCAGGTAATGGAAGGCGTAAAAGGTAGCGAGAAAATCAAGCTCATGAAGATGGACACTCCTCTTCAAAGTGCTGAGGCTTGTGGCCGCACTCCAGATGGAGACATCATTTTCACAGACAAAACGATCACTGCATCTGCAGTAAAAATCGACATGTCTGTTTGTAACAAGACCTTAAAAGGTACTTGGGCTCAAATGCTTTTAGCACTTGGCAAACGTGCAGAAAAAGAAAACCTTCCTTTAGAGGACGTTATCTCTGCATTCATTGTTAAGCGTGGCCGCTTGAAAAACCAAGACTTGATGTTCAAAGGAGATACAGCTTCTACGAACCCTGACTTGGTTTACTATGATGGTTTCATCAAGAAGTGGAATGCAGATACGCTCATGTATCACGTAGACTTCACTGGTGCTATGTCCGTTACAAACGCATTTGCACGCTTCCAAGCTCTTGCAAACGCAATTCCAACGGTATTGTTGGACAACGGCATCACTCCTGAAATCATTTGTTCACGTGCAGATGCTCAGTTGGTAATCAACAACATCTACAACGATAAGGACTATGCGTCAAGCATCGAAATCAGCCGCGAAGGTGGAGAGATCTCGTTCGTTCTTCCTACTACTGGAATCACGGTTCGTTCTTACCCGCAATTGGCAACAGGCCAAGTGTATGCTGTACCTTATGAGTTCATGTTCTTTGCAACTGACTTAGAAGGAGACATGGACGAATTCTGGTTGAAGTACGAAGACCTCCAAGAAAAAATCTATTTTGGTGCGGAATGGGGTACAGGTGTACAGTATGTGTACTCTGACTATTTCGGAAAAATTGTTATCTCCTAAACTTTTTTGAGTTATGTGCGAAATAACTGAAGGAAGAGACGTCACCTGCGATAGCGCAGGTGGCTCTCAAATAGCCTACATCTACTCTCTAGTAGATTCATTAGGGGTGAGCAATTATCTTACACCTCCGACTATTGTAGACGGAATTGTGACGGCAATGGCTCTCAAACCTACAAAGTTCTTGCACGCAATCAATGTTCAAGCGGAAACTATTGAAGCAACCGTGAACAGCATTGGCGAATCTGCTAAGAGCTCCGCAGCTCACGAGCACTCTACCATCATTACCCTCGCAGGTAATACTTCTGACGACATCAAAGTAGCTACACAAATTGTGAAAGGCCGTGTAGGTGTCATTTTGAAGTTGAACGATGGTACCTATGAGCTTTTCCACTTCCAAGAAGGTTTTGGAGGAAAGGTTCAAAGGGCTCGTTCTACAGGTAAACTATTAGACGACATGAATGGCTCAGTATGGACCATCACGTCACGTCAACCTTTACCAGAAGCTAAGATCCCTTCAACCATTGTTGACTCAATGTTGCCATAAGGGTGAAAAATTATTCCAATTAATTAATGAAAAACAGGCCTTATGGCCTGTTTTTTATATATTTGTACGTATGGTAACTATCCAAAAAGGTATGATCAACAAAGTAGGGTTTTCACTCAGAGAGCTTTCTATCTGTGGTGAGCCTTTTGAGTACCGAATGGAGTTCAAATCTGAGAACAGTGAAGCTATCAGCTATGAACTTACAAAAACACCTATAAATCTTAGCGAAAGACTACAAATTTTCACGATAGATGAGGGTACCGAAATTGATTTTGAATTGACAGGCTATTACGCCTACGAAATATATCAGACTACTTCAAACAATTTAGTAGAAGTGGGCCTACTTCGAGTAGAGGGTCCAGAAGTACAGGATCCAACTATTAACAACGCCAAGAATCCTCAAGTATATGGAGCCTAATCAAGAAAAAAAAGTCATAAGAGTTGGGAGGTCATCATACAGAAAGGCCAATAATCCTGAACCAATAGAAAAATCTTCTAAAGGAATTATCCGTTGGGGTGAAGACAATCTCTATCCAAACGATTTAGTCTCTTATCGCCAGGACAATCCTATCCATGGGGGCATCATCAATCAAAAAGTGACTTTCATGTCCTCAGCAGGTGCAGAAATCACAGGCACTACGGATGAGAAATTGATAAAAAAGATTCAAGAACTTCTACCAATAGTGGTAGACGACTTTGAAACCTTTAATGGATATGCGGTTCTTTTCAAAAAAGCTGGTGAAAAATGGATACTGGAACAAGTAGACTTTGAAAATGTACGTTTTGCATCTGAAGAAAACTATTTCTACATCTCCGATGATTGGAGTGCAAAATCTCAAAGCCTTGAAAAAACGAACTATCGAAAAGTAAAAGACATAGCCAAGGGCATTTTGACTGGAGAACAAGCAGATACAGAATTGCTGTTGTACTCTCGCATCAAACCGAAACAAAGAAAGCTCAAAAACGGCAAATTGTCTTTGTGTTATTATCCAGTTCCGCAATACATCGGGGCAATAGTTTCAATCCTTGCTGGCATTGAACAGGACTACTTCACTTACGCCGAGTCTGTGAACGGTTACAAAGGAGGTACTATTGTATCACTTAATAACGGTCAGCCTGAGACCGATGAGAAAGCGGATGAAATAGCAGACAAGCTCAAATCTGAAGCAACGGACAGAGACTCCCAAGGAGGTATGGCCGTTTTATTTGCAGATGGGGGAGACAATGCAGCATCTATCCTGAATCTTAACGGCAATGACCTGGATAAAAGATACATTGAGTCCAACAAAGAAATCCGCAATAAAATTTTAGTTGGCCACTCTGCCGGATCACCTACTTTATTTGCAGTAAATAGCGAATCACTATTTGGGTCTAAAGAAGAAATGGAGACAGCCTACACTCTGTTTGCCAATAACTACGTAAAAGGACGTCAAAATTTTATAGCTGAGAGTCTTTCTTGGGCACTTGCTAGAGTAGGTCTTGGGAGCATCGATATAAAGTTCAATAGATATATTCTCACCTTTAATCAGGAAAAAGAGGATGATCCACAAGTGCTAAAAGACTTGAAAGGTATGGACTCTTCAATGGCTACCAAAGTTCTTGACAATATGACTCCAGATGAAATTCGTAGTCTCGCAAAATTAGCCCCTAAGAACTTAATGTCCTCTAAGTTTGGGGATAAAGCACTTTTGAAAGTTTTATCCACTGCAGGAGTTCCCCGAAAAGATATAGCTGTAGTAGATAGCAGGTCTTATGACTTCAAAGCTACGGACCAGGAATATTTAGATTCTTTAGAAAAGTTCGGAGACATCACTAAAGACCAACAACTCATTCTGAAGTTGATTCAGGATGGTAAGACTTTTAGCGAAATTAGTAAAGCTCTAGGAAAAGGCGCACTCGCATTGAGTTTAGAGCTTATCAAGTTGAATGCTTCAGGAGCCCTTAGCGGATGGAAAGTTGAACAGCCTGAATTAATTGATTTAGAGGTCCGTTATAGCTACGAAGTCAAAGCGGGCTTAGGTGCTGCAATCATTGAAGGGACTCGCGACTTCTGCAGAGAAATGATCGACCTGGACAGACTCTATACTAGAGCGGAAATTGACCAACTTTCAAATGACATGGACTTGGACGTTTGGAGATACCGTGGCGGATGGTACCACAATCCAAACACTGGTAAAACTACTCCTTCATGCCGCCATGAGTGGAGACAAAACGTAGTAAGACGATGAAGAATGTAATGTTGATAGACGTCGAGAGCGTCAAGAAATTAGGCTACGTTCACCAGAATGTATTACCTGATACTATTGCGGTTACTATCCGTAGAGTTCAACAAACGATGCTTAAAAGTGTTATGGGAAAAACAGCCTATGAAGACCTCATCAATAAAGTTTCTGCATCTCTCCCGCCGACTACTCCAATAGTTCCTCTAACTCCCGAAACTAAAGAATTGATTGAGGATTACATTCAGCCTTATTTAGTGGCGTGTGTGGACTATCGAATCATATACCCGTTAACGATACGAAGTAGGTCAAAATCTGTGGGCAAGGGCGTAGACGAAAATCACACTCCTGCAGATATTACGGAACTCATCAAACTAAAAGACCAGATGCGCTCAGATGTTGACGCCTATGCAGAAATACTTTTGGACAAATTAAATGAAAATTCATGCGAAAGTAAAAACGAGAGCAGATCAACAACTCCTTGGAACTCGATAAAATTTCGATAAATGGACAGACCAAAGTTAAGTAAGAAGACACTAGAGAAACTCAAAAAAGCACATGAAAATAACCCTAAGACAACTGGACAAAGCTCTGCAAAAAATAGCAGAAGCGCACGATCTTAAGCCAGACTATTTCTGGGGGGATTGGTCCGATTCTTTTGAAGGAAGGGTACAGAGATATCCGGCCATTGTGTGTAATGTGAAAACTCCAGTGAATTTTGGAAAAGTCACCACCATACAACTCAATATCATTGCGGTTGACCAAGTGGCAAACGGAGAAGTCAATTTAAAGGATGTAGAAAGCGACACTTTACAGCTTCTACACGACTTTTATAAGGTTTTGAAGTATTCACCTAATTGGAATTCTTTCTGTTCCGTACAGAGCGCAACAGGAGACCTAAAATTCAAAGACTCAAGTCCTGACCAAGTGGCGGGATGGCAGTCTACTTATTCGATAAAATTAATCGAGACAAACGGACTTTGTGATCTACCTTTAACGGGGTATGATTTTAATTCAAAAATAAATTGCTAAGATGGTAGAATACGCTAGGATAATAACAAAAAGCAGCGAAGGACTTCCGACTATCCCGCCAAGTGCATCTCACGACAACGGAGATTGGAGTCCAAATGACATCTACGAGAATGAATTGTACGTGGACACTCTTACGGGTTTTCTGTACACTAGGCAGGGGAATAACATTATTCAGTTATCTGTGGATCCTGCAGGGAACTTGGTTTACCACGATTCCTCAATGACGGGAAGCGGTACTACATCGGACCCGTTAGGATTGAACATAAGTACGGTTCCCGGAAACGGACTAGTATTAACAGCAGACGGCTTATATGTTAATCTATCAGGTTACGTACCTTACAACGGTGCAACTGATGACGTCGACTTAGGGGAACGCGAAATCAAAGCCGGCCAATTCGAATTCACTCAAAGTCCAACAGGAGTTCCAATTGGCACACTTTCCGTTGGTAAAATGCGCTGGAATGAGGAAGACGGTACGGCGGAAATCATGCTTAAAGGCGGAAACGTCACTCTTCAAATAGGCCAAGAACAACTCAAAAGAGTTGTTAACAAAACCGGTATTAATCTACAAGAAAGCACCTATCAAGCTGTTGCCGTGTCCGGTGCCCAAGGACAAAGACTTGCTGTAAAGCTAGCCAAAGCTGATAGCGATGCCAATAGCGCCGGAACACTTGGTATTGTAACAGAGAATATTTTACCAAATCAAGAAGGATTCATCACAACAAGTGGGGAAGTTCGTAACATAAACACTACTGGAAGTCTTCAAGGGGAAACTTGGGCAGATGGAGACATTTTGTACCTTAGCCCAACTTTATTTGGAGGAATAACTAATATAAAACCACAAGCGCCTAATCACTTAGTAGTTATAGGATATGTTGAGTATTCCCACGCCGTTCACGGTAAAATATTTGTAAAGATAGACAATGGATATGAACTGGAGGAACTCCACAACGTGTCTAGCGATACCTATTACAACACCCAGGACAATGATAGTTTTTTATTCTTTAGCGAGTTTGAACAGGTTTGGAAAAGACTGCGATTAGATACACTAAAAGTTAATTTAGATCTGCTCAAAACAAATAGCACTCAAAACTGGATTCCGGTTATGCGGATAGGAGCTCCAAACTTTACACCAGTTTTTCAAGATAGTGGTTTTGCTTACGGGGATTCCTCAACTGATTATCTCAGGCACTACGCAATAAGCCCGTTTACGGGAATGCAGGAATCTAATTTAATATTAGAGCCCTATACAACTTTAATAGGTTCTAGAGACCCTTATTCTTATCTACCTATAAACGGTTTACTTGCTGACTCAAATATCCTTTCCATAAATGGTGGAGGCGGAAGCGCTTTTAACCCTATCATAAATTTGCAATATGGAAACTTAAACATAAGTGAACCGTCTAATAGTTGCGGTATCAGTTTGAGTCCGTGGTCTCTTAATCTATACGCATATAGTTCTGGGATCAATCTTTTTGGCAACTACGGTATGAGTTTTAACTCAGGAATGGGCCAATTGAGTTTATATTCTCAATCTGCTGTAGTTATACAAACTGAAGAAATACAACTGGTTGGAACTGCTATTTTCGATAACAACGCTCATACTCCCAGTGGAAGATATCTAAAAATATATGACGGCTTTTATGGAGCCTATTACTACATACCACTTTATTCTTAATTTATGGCACTTATTGTAAAAAACGCAAAATTCAAAAACACGGAAGTAACAGCTCCTGAAATCTATATCCGAATCCAATTCACTGCTATGGCTGACGGCAAAAGAACTATGGCTATGTTGCTTTCTGGCTTGAACAAAGAATTGGCCCTGTCAATGAAAGAAGTTGAAACCAACATCCCTAAAAACTTGATTCTGGAATTGGAAGAAAATCAGTCACAGGATTTAGCCACAATTCATGAAGTAGTTAAGGAAAAACTATTGTCTATTGACGCTGATCTAGAAATTGACATATATTTGTAGTTCAATAAGTAATATTAAAAATAAAATACTATGAACGAACAGCAAGCGGTGCAGATACTGGAACAAGCTTTAAACGTGGCTTCTCTAAAAGGTTCTTTTGGTCTTAGCGATTCAGCAAACATTCTACAAGCCCTTTCAGTGCTAAAAAATGCAGCTGCCAAAAATGCAGCTAGTGCAGCCGCCAAAGGTCAAGCTAACCCGGGTCCTGCACAAACTCAGCAAAGGTAAATTTACCGACAAATGAAAACTAAATTGACTCTTCTTCTTTTCTCCCTTGTTAGCGTACTAGCTCCAATTACGCCGCTCATCTTACTTGCAATCGCTTCAATCATTCTTGACACCTGTTTTGGGATTTGGCGAAGCGTTAAAAAACAAGGTTGGAAATCAATACGATCTAGAAGGCTATCGCACACCATTTCAAAGACCTTGCTTTATTCGGGTGCTATCACGTTTATTTTTCTACTTGAAAAATACGTTGTTGCCGATATTCTCGGCCACTTTATTGCTATTGATTTGGTGCTAACAAAGGCGTTCACGTTCTTTTGCGTAGTCACTGAGGTAAAGAGCATCAACGAGAGTTATCACAGCGTCACGGGTGTCAATGTATGGGATAAGTTTATCGCATTTGTAAAACGCAGTAAGGAACAATTAGAGGAGCTGAAATGAGACCTGTACGCGCAACAATAGTTTACTTTCTGATTTACGCCGCATTTGTCATGCTTTGGAGTTTCCTGATGTATGGATGCTCAGCAGAGCGACTACACCAAAAGGCAGTAAATAAAGGCTACATTCACACTATTCATGTGGATACTTTCAAGGTTGCGAGAGTGGACACCATGTGGAGAGATGGCAAACCATACCCCGTAGTTACATACAAGGACTCTTTAGTTGTACGCACTGAAATCAAATACGTTCCTAGATGGGTTTATCGGTTCGATAACAAGCGATTTGCGGATAGTTTGGCACAAATACGTGCAATGTATGAAGCCAAGCTAAAAAACGAGCTTAAAAGGCAAAAAATCAAGTCACATGAAAAAAAGATAGCAACCAAGCAGAAGACCAAGCAAACGCAAAGCGAGAATAAAAACGGATTTGCGGATGCAATGAAGTGGGTAGCGTTGTCTATTTTCAGCACCGCTCTGATTCTTTTGCTTATTATTGTTATTCGAGCAATAAAACGCTACATTGTAATCAATGGCTAAAATTTTCTAGAATATGCTTACCACTGCCCAAATAGAAAAAAAATATGGAGTAGCAGATCCGAAAGGCGGTTATCTGAAAACCATTGATTTGCCCTATCCTATGCGACTTGCTTGGGATACTAAAACTGTAGTCAAAAAGATGAGATGCCATAAATTAGTGGCCGATGCCTTTTTGGCTGTTTTTAATGAATTACTAGAGGCCTATGGCCATGAAGAAATAGTAAAACTTGGCATTGACCTTTTTGGAGGCTGTTTTGAGTACCGCAAAATGAGAGGAGGGTCTAATATCAGTAGACATTCCTGGGGAATTGCTATTGATTTAGACCCTTCTAGAAATTTGCTGAAAGAAACAGCAA